ACACAATAAGACGGCAGTCTTATGATTCCCTCATGGGACTCAATGCCGCGAGCAGCCAGCTGCACGAAGCATTGATTGTTAAATGAAATGAAAAGAGAGAGAAGAGATTACACCACCTGGGTTGACATCTGAGGCAGTAAGGTATACATATCGTCGAGCCCTACCGCCCGTTCGGTTGGCAGTGCGTCGCCCAACCCCGCCTCAATCCCGAACAACACGCATTCCTTGGCGGGGTTGTGAGATGGATCCCAGTCATGCTTGGCCGCTAGCTCCTCATACCTCGGAACCATCGCCCCAAGTTCGTGGAGCGGCACTCGCAACGGCGCAGCCAAGTTGGCGCGCCGAAACAGCCGCGTGCCGCGTGCAAGCTTACTGCTTAGCAGCTCTCTTTCGGCATCAGCACCTTTCGCGTACAGCCGCACCTCAGGGCTCCTAGCTGCTATTCTAAGCTCGGCTAACAGTGCTGATGGGTTGCCATTGCACAATGACGCTCTTGGCGCTATCTCCTCGCGAATCGAAGCAAGCATCCTCATCGGCTTCGTACCCGCGAGGTGTTCATTATCCTGAATGAACTGCTCGAGCTCGGGGGACTGATCCACCACCAAGGCGCTGCCCACATAGTTACCGGCATAGAATTTCGCTAACCCCAGAGCGTACACGAACCTCTCGATTGACCCATCGGGCAACTTACGGGTGAGGTATTCCGTATCAATGACGTACGACACCGGCAGCTTGGCAGCTGGCGCATTAGGCTTTGGTGAAGCTATGCTCTTAGCCGCTTCAGCAAAGTACCCCTCAGTATGCATCATTAAGCTCTTGAACCCAGCGAATCGCCCCGCGAGGATATACTCGCGTAGCAGATACCTTCCTAACCCGGAGGCGCCGTAGTCCAGCAACAGCTCCGGCGACCAACGAGACTTTCGAGGTTCTATGGCAGCCAACGTGAGTAGCCTTAGCCATCGTGGGCCAACAGCCGCCCCGTATCTAACCGCGACATCACCCAGCCTCGTATCACCAGAGTACACCTCCATGGCATAACCAGCGGCCGCTTCGATCCTCCAGCCCATTACACCGCACAGATCCCACACGTACTCATAAAGCCGATAAGGATCTCTGTCGTACAGCACTAGAGGATCCTCTGGGTCTAGCCTTACCAGTACGGTTTGCATAGCAATGTACTCGTTGTCGACTACCACGCCGACTAAGCCAGGCGCACGAGAGCATAATGCCCCTACGCACGCGGGGGAGAACAGCCCATCTCTCACGGTTGCACCCAGCTTCAGCGACTTTTCCAACGCATACGGCTTAGCATTGGCAGTGGCTGAGGTCACAGCGAGAAAGAACCCTCCCGCAGCGCTTGAGTTACGCAGCGTCAGCACAGAGCCAGTGATAGATTTCCCCCCGTTGGCCCCTAAGGCTACCAACACAGCTGGCGGAAGATCACCGGCGCTCGCTAGACCATAGGCAGTTAGATCCAAGTTTGCGTCGTAGTACGCCGTGGGTACGCGCCTGTCTTGCACCAGATCGTCAGACAAATACTCACCCTCAGACCACAGTGCGTGATTCGGCCCGCCCCCGGCGTAGCCGCCCTGATCGGTTGACCCCGCGGAAGTGGTAGAGACATGCTGGCGCATCGTTGCCAAGCTAGCGTCTTGCAGCAAATGGTATGATGCTGAAAGTTCGTCAGCCAGAATCGCATGTTGCACGCCCGCTAGAAGAACTAGCAGATCTGAATGCAAGTCAGGATCCCTATGACGTGCTTCCAACATCTCATCACCACCCGCAATGTCCAATAGCGTGGTGCCATCTACGTGCATCATTACGCGTATGATGTTGTCACTAGGGGCCACGAGTACAGCGCTCCACCAAGTGTACCCCACCTCCGTGTGGTACAGGTTCTGTTCCGGCCACTCGCTCAGTGTTACCCGCGAACCCTTGGGCAGCGTCATCTTAGACACGCCTTTTCGGAACCCGCGCACTAGCATTGAAGCAACTGTGTCCAGAACCACTAGTGAGGCTTTCTGCTCGGCTTTGGTCCATCCCAACGACTTTACCCCGGGCCCGTAGGGCACACCCGCACACACTCGCGAGATTTCGCAATCTGAGCATGGTACAGCTGCACGTGATGCCGCTGTTCGCAGGAGCGTGGTCCCCCTGAGCCCTCGCTGATACTGCAAGCGCTCCTGAGGAGGCACTGGATCGCGGGCCATACCATAGTCAAGCCGCGCTAACTTCAGTGAGGTGCCACCCACAGACACCTCTTGCTGCAGACCTTCCTCCGCCTCTGCCTCCACCTGCTCTGACCAAGTTGTTACAGCAGCGCTCCTGACCGTCAACGCTTCCATCATCCGCTCAAAGGGCCTAGCTGAAGGCGAACTCGAAGTGGTGTTGGGAGTGAGAGAGTAGGAAGGTGGCAAATCCTCCGATTGGTCAGCCATGGTTACACGCGAGCGAGGGTCTTGTGATTGCACAATTGCCTTGGTCGTGTAGCCACACTGATCACTACCTGGGTGATTGTGGTTTTGTCGGCACTAAAGGAGTACTTAAGTGGAAAACCCGGTTGTCGTGTTTGACTTTGCGGAAGGAGGGAAAGCTGTGGGACGAAAAGTTTTCAGGAAGCTACAATTGTCAAAGACGCATGTAACCATAAAAACCGCTCGAACCCATGTCCGCTCGCAGCCAGCTGCGAGAAGGCATGGGCATTGCCCACACACAAAAAAGAAGCCCGCAGGAGTAGGCGTTCGCCCGCACCCCCCTTTACTTCTTTTTTGC